CGCTTGCTTTCCACTCACGCAGGTTGCGGTCGTTGCGCAACCCTGAGCCGTAATCGAACGGGGGTCACCCAATGGCCGCCATGCTCCAACGCCAGTGCCCCCGCTGCTCGACCGAGTTCGAGGCCAAGACGGCAAGGGCGGTCTACTGCTCGGCCAGCTGCCGCGCGCTGGCTTCCAAGGATCGCAAGACGCACCCCACTGCCTCGGTGACGAACCTCCCGGGAGCTAATGGCGCCGGCACAATCGAGGCCTCGGTGCTGAAGTCGCTGGGCAACCAGCTCGACACGGTCGTCGGTCGGCAGGCCGTCGTCGCCGCGCGCCGGATGGACGCCGGAGTCTCGGACTCCTCGTTCGCCCCGATGTCGCGCCGGCTCGACGAGCTGCTCGAGGTCGCCGCGCAGCAGGCCGCACTGGCCGCCGCGAAGGGCGACGACCTGGACAACCCGATCGCCTACCTGCGCAAGCGGGCCGAGGATCGGGCGAGGGGTGAACGTGCAGGCTGACCCGTGGTTGCCGGTCACGCCGGCGAAGCTGGTCTGCCCCACGTGGGACTACACGCTGGGCGCTGAGGTCGCCGACTTCTGCGCACTGCTCGGCTACGAACCGATGCCCGAGCAGGAGCTCTTCCTCAATGCGGTGTTCGGCTTCAACAACTCAGACGGGCTGCCCGCGGTCTCCGATGCGACCGACCTCGCGGGGCGGCAGAACCTGAAGACCGGCGAGTTCGTGATGACGGCGTTCGGCTGGCTGTTCATCACGCAGGAGGAACGGACGCTCTGGTCCGCCCACGAGTTCAGCACCACGCGCGACGCCTTCCTGCTGATGCGCGGCCTGCTGGAGAAGCACTCCTGGGCCAACGCCCTGGTCCGCCAGTACTACGCCAGCTCGAACTACACCGCGATCGCGCTGACCGATGGCCGGGTGCTGGAGTTCACCGCCCGCACGACGAGCCTCGGTCGCGGCAAGGCTGCACCGAAGGCGATCTGGGACGAGGGCCTCGAGCTCCGCGCCGAGCACCTGGGCGCTCAGGACGCGGTCAAGTCGACGTTCCCCTGGGCGCAGACGCTGATCGGAAGCTCGGGCCTGAAGTCCTACAGCGAGGTCCTGCACCCGATCGTCGACAAGGCATGGTCCGGGCAGATGGGTCCGCGGGACTTCTTCCGGGAGTTCCGCGACGACCTGCCGGGGGAGTGCCTGCGCGGCGACGAGTGCACGCACGTCTACGGCATCGAGGGCTGCCGGCTCGACGAGCAGGAACGGTGGCGGCGAAACAACCCGGCGCTGGGCCGGATGCACGCCGACGGTCGCGGGCTCACGCTGGCGGCGATCGAGCGGGAACGGCGCAAGCAGCCGGACCCGATGATCTTCGCCCGGGAGCGCTTGGGCTGGCACGCACGGCTGGTCAGTGCCGCGGCCGCGGTCTTCTCCGAGGAGTCGTGGACGGCACTGAGGAACCCGAAGTCCAAGGTCACCGGAGCCCCGGTGCTCGGCCTGCAGGTCTCGCCCAACCAGGACTGGTCGGCGGTCGTGGTCGCCGGCTACAACGGCGGCGGCAAAGTGCACCTCGAGGTGCCGAGCAAGTGGGCCGACCTGAGCCGCGAGGTTCGCACGTACGCCCGATGGTCGGGCACGGACAAGGTCGTGCCGTGGTTCAGGAAGTTCCTGCGCCGGCGCGACGACGAGGTCGTGACGCTGGTGCTGCTCGCAGGCTCGGCGACCATGTCGCTGCTGCCCGCACTCGAGCGACTGAACCTGGACCCGAAACTGGCCGGGCTGAACATCGTGGTCATCCCCGAGTCGTCGATGCCGGCGGCGTGCGGGCACCTGCAGAACCTGGTCGCGATCGAGGGCATCGCCCACGTCGGGGACCCCGAACTGCAGGCCTCGATGCTGGCGGTCGGCAAACGGATGGTCGGGGACAAGACGTTCGTCTGGTCACCCCGCGCCTCGACCGGTGACATCACCGCGGCGAACGCCGCAACCCTGGCGGCCTGGCGGCTGGAGCAGGGCGTCGACTACGACCCGGAGGAGTCCGTCGGATGACGCTTGATGAAGTCCTGGAGCTGGCCGCCGGCCTCGTCCTGTCACTCGCCCTCGCTGCTGCTGTGGCGGTTCTCGTCCCGGCAGCCTGGGCGTGGGCTGCTGGGCTCGCAGCCCTCGGCCTCGGCCTCCTAATCCTGTCCCTGATCGTCGCCCGCGCGACCAACCCGAAGACATCCGGAGGTGGTGACCAGTGAGCATCCTGCGCCGAGACGCATCCACTTCCGCGATACTGATGGCGGGGCTTCCCTCCCGGGCGTCCCAGCGTCATGGCCGGCCGATGCTCACATCGAACCTGGCGCTGAAGCAGTCGGTCATCTGGGCAGGCGCGAACCTGCACGCGGCGATCGAGTCGATGATGCCGGTCGATGCGTTCCGGATCGTCGACGGGATGAAGGTCAACGTCCCCGCACCGCCGGTCCTGATCAGCCCGTCCGACTTCGGCACCGACCACCCCGAGACGTTCGCCGAGTGGAACTACGCGCGGGTGTTCACCCGCAAGACGTGGGGCAACTACTTCGCCGAGATCACCTCGTTCGACTCCTACGGACTGCCCGCCAAGTTCCAGCCGATCCCGACCGACGACGTCTCGCTGAAGATCCGGAACTACCAGATCGTCGAATGGAAGTTCGGCAAGACGGTGATGGAGGTCAAGAAGGTCTGGCACGAGCGAGGCCCCGTCTCCGCCGGCAACCCGGTGGGCATGAGCCCGATCGCCAATGCGATGACCGGCATCGAGGTCGCGGCGATCGCAGCCCAGTACCTTGCTGACTGGTTCGGCAACTCGGCCACCCCGGGCGGCATCCTGAAGCACAAGACGCAGACCCTCACCACCAAGCAGCGCCGCAACATCAAGGCGAGCTACGAGACGTCGATGGTCAACGGCGAGGTCTTCGTCGCCGGCTCCGACTGGGACTGGGTCGGGACGCAGGCCAAGGCCGCCGAGTCCGGCTTCCTCGAAGCGATGAACTACACCGACGTGCAGCTCTGCCGCTTCATGGACACCCCGGCCAACATGATCGACGTCCCGGTCTCCGGCGGCGCCACGGTCAACTACGCGAACATCACCCAGAAGAACCTGGACTTCATGGTCGGCCGGATGGGCCCGGACCTGAAGCGCACCGACGACGCGCTGTCCAGCCTCCTGCCCCGACCGCGCTACGCCCGACTGGTCCGCGAGGCCTTCCTCGCAATGGACCCGGTCACCAGGGCCGACTTGATGCGGACCCAGATCGAGTCCCGTCAGCGCACCGTCACCGAGGTTCGCAGCATCGACGACCGGGCGCCCTACACCGAGGCCGAGTTCGCCGAGTTCGACCGGCTGTTCGGCAGCAAGACCCAGACCCCGACCCCGAAGGGACTCCCCGCATGAAACTCACCCGCGAAGAGGCCGCCCTGGCTCGCCTGGCCGGCGTTGCCGAGCGTGCCGACCGACCATCACAGCGCCGGTGTTCCGAGTCCACCGGATCCCCGGCCCGCGTCACGATGCGTTCGCAGATCGAACTCCGCGCCAAGGCCGACACGGCGAAGCTGGAGTTCGACGGCTACGCCTCGGTGACCGAGGCCTCCTACGAAATGTGGGACTTCTTCGGGCCCTACACCGAGGTCGTCTCCGCCGGCTCCTTCGCCGACACCCTCGCCCGCGCCGACCTCGACGTGCCGCTCGTGCTCCAGCATGAGCAGCTGCGCCGGATCGCGCGGACCACCAACGGCAGCCTGACGCTGACCGAGGACGACCATGGCCTGCACGTCCTGGCGCCGGAGCTCGACCCGACCGACGCGGACGTGGCCTACATCGCACCCAAGCTCCGCAGTGGACTCATCGACGAGATGAGCTTCGCGTTCCGGATCGACGCCGGCCAGTGGTCTCCGGACTACACCGAGTACCGCATTACCAAGGTGGACATCCATCGCGGCGACGTGGCGATCGTCGGCTTCGGGGCGAATCCCGCCACCGCAGGCAGCGGCCTGCGCGAGCAGGATCTCGCAACGATGCTTCGCGCTACCTCCGACGAGGAGGCGCGCGCACTCCTGACCGAGCTTTCGGCCAGGTTCGGCGAGCTCCCGACCAAGGCCCGCGGGGCCATGGATGAGCTCATGCAGTTCGTCTGACCTGCATCACCTGCTGCGCTTCGCGTAAGCCCCTGCTGCGTTACGGCCTGGCGGGGGGCCACCTGTTGCCTGGCGACCCAAACCCAAACTCGAACCCTGGAAGGGGATTCCGCATGACCATCAAGGAACTCATCGAGCGGCAGAAGTCGCTCGTCAATGGGCTGGTCGCCCGCTACAACGAGTCGACCGAGTCCATCAACGACGCCCGGTCCGCCGAGGTTGTCGACAACGAGCGGGTCGACCAGCTGCGCGCCGAGCGTGCACCGATCGCCGCCGAGCTCGTCACCGCTCGGGCCAAGCTCGCCGAGTACGAGGCCGACGCCACCGAGGACGCAGAGGTGCAGCGGGCGCAGTCCGTCGTCACCCCCGAGGTTCGGACCGCCGGCGACAACCAGATCCGCGACGCGCGCGTCCAGGTCACCGAGAAGCGGACCTACCGCGAGGAGCTCGACGTGCGCGGCCAGGGCAAGGGCTTCCTGACCGACGTCGCGGCAGCGTTCCGCGGCGACTGGTCGGCGCAGCAGCGCCTCAACCAGCACATGACCGAAGAGCGCGTCGAGCGTGGCGACGGTCAGGTCGAGCGCGCCATGACCGGCACCGGCGCCTTCGCCGGCTTCGTGGTCCCGCAGTACCTCGTCGACCTGAACGTCGGGCAGGCCACCGCCCGCCGGCCGTTCGCCGACATCTGCAACCACCACGACCTGCCGTCCACGGGCATGACCGCCTACCTGTCGAAGATCACCACCGCGACCTCCGCGGCGATCCAGACCGAGGGCAGCGCGGTGTCGGAGACGAACATCGACGACACGCTGGTCACCGTCAACATCCAGACCGCGGCCGGTTCGCAGACGATCTCCCGTCAGGCGATCGAGCGTGGCATCGGTGTGGAGGAGGTGACCGTCGCCGACCTGCTCAAGCGTTACGCGGCAGCCATCGACAGCGCCCTGCTCAACCAGGCGACCAACGGCCTGACCAACGTCGCGACCTCGGTGGCCTACACCGACGCCTCCCCGACCGCGGCCGAGCTGTACCCGAAGATCCTGGCCGGCATGTCCGCATCCGAGGCGATCTTCCTCAACGACGTCGAGGTCGACTACGTCG